TGTATTGATCTAAAATCAGCAGCAGATAGCTCATTATTGCCATTCGTGACAATAGTATTGACGATAAGCGAAAGTAGGTCGTTTGTACTTAAAGCCATACTATCGCCTCACTGTGCGGAATGATAGGCCGCCACTAGACGCGCCCATTAGTGGCTTTAATGCGTCCAAGGCTTGCGTAATGACAATACCCTTGCCCGTCTTGCCGTTATCGAAGAATTGCTTCTTAACAGCACCCACAACTTCTTTTAGCTGCACAGATAGACCGTCATCGACAGGCATCACATCCGTTCCTTTGCCGTACTCTACAGCCGCGAACATTTGCGCCATGACTAGCTCGTTTGGAATAGCATCACTCGCAACATCAATACAATTAGTACCGAAACTTCTAATAGAATTAGTACGGGGAAAAGATAGCGCCTGAGTATCGACAGTACGATAGCCGGTAAAACTCGACTCGTAGCGATTTACGTACCTTGCGCCATTGCGTAAAGCAGCCTCTGCGGCTTCTTCACCGGCAGGCAAGTTAAGACCTAGCGCATTAGCGTTAAGCCTTGCGTCCTCAAGCGTTTGGTATGAGTCGGCGTTTGCTAACCCTGTACCATCTTCGACTACTAGCGCCATCTTTTAAACCTTAAAGTGAATTAGTCTTTGGTTTTACTTTATCTTTAACAGCAGTAAGTTTTGCGGCCTTTCTGTTCATAGCCAAACATTCTTGCAATGTTGCTTGTGGCTTTTCAGTCTCAGACCTAAAATCTTTTTTCATGTCGACAATCATTTGCTCAAGCTTAGCAATTTCTTTTGCAAGCCCTGCGTTATACTCATCAACACTTAACTCTTTTTTTGTTTCTTTCTTTGACATTTTAACACCCATAAAATAAAAGCCCGCCTTTCGACGGGCTTATTGGTTACCCATTGGTCTGGATAAATGAAATTCCGATGTTTTTACGATCCCATACACGATCCCAGTTAGCCGCTGTTGCCAATTCTGCCTGTGTAGCTGATTGACCAGCAACAGAAGAAGAGGTAAACGTAAAGCCTAACGGATGGATGATGTCAGATCGACGCGAGTAGATAATATCCTGACCGCTACCATTACCAGTAGAAGGCAAGCGATCAATCTCAGAAGGCACCAATACTCGACCCTCGCCAGAAACAAACGCACCACCGCTAAACAACACAGATGTGTAAGTAATGCGGTTTGTACCAGCAACAGCAGGCAAAGCATCATCAACCACAACACGCTTGCCGCCATAAGTAGCGAACATAGTGTTATTGTCTGCATCTCGAACGAATTCGATCAACTGTTGCTTACGTAGATTAGAGTAAACAACCGAGTGCATGGCAATGGTGGTGAACATACCCTGATGATCGCCTGCGGTTGCTTCTGCGTCAATAATCACGCCAGAACTAATAAGCTCGGCAGCCGTAACAGCGCCCGCGTCATCAGTAGCAACACTATTTAGCATATCACCACCATCGTTCGCCACGTTATCCGCAAGCACACCCATAGCAGACTGAATCACGCGTTTCTCATTGTTAGTCGCCCAGTACTGCGCCTGACGATTAATGATTGCGCCAGCAGGATCTTCTAAAGCAAGCTCACGAGCCAAGTCCATAGTAGACCAGCTTTTGTTTTGAGCCGCTAAGCGGAAAACCATTTTTGAGCTAGAAACTTTAGCAGGCGTTGATTCTGTTGCAGGGTTATCGGTAGAGTAATTTGGCTCTTCTGTACCCAATGGATTAAAGAATGGCAGCTCACCAATATTACCGCCCTGTGTCGCCTGTGCAGACAAGCGCTGATCGCTAACAACGATACCCGATTGAATAAAGTTATTAAGCTGAATTTGTGCTTCTTGCTCTCGACGAGAGAAAGTTAGCGGATTATAAATATCCGCAATTTGTACAGTAGCCATTGAAGGACTCCTATTGTTGTGTCATTTGAGCGTATTGCTCAGGATTTAATTTAGCAAACTGCGACTCTTCTGTTGCAGTCATTTCGCTCAACGACTTGGCCTGACCATTCGTCGAATTAGAGCCAGCCGCGCCAGCTCCGCTACCTACACCAGAAACGATGTATTTAGAATAAGCATCGTCCTGAACGATTGCTTGGGTAATTTCTTTGACGCTTTTAGTCACGTCTTTGGATACCAGCTCACCATTAACTACGTCTAATTGATCGCGGTAAACTGATTCCATGTATTTACGTGCGGCCGGGTCTTTGTCGACCTTATCAGAAATAAACTGAGTGACCGCCATATCTAATACACGCGCCTTATCTTTTTCGATAAACTCTTGCTCGATAGACTTCATCTTTTCGTCACGCTCAGCAACAGCAGCTTTGTACTGCTCGATGTTGCCCTCTTTTTCAGCTAGAGCGACTTTCGCATCTTCTGCAATTTGTGCGGCTTCAAGAGCGGCTTTTTCAGAATCAGCTTTAATTGCCTTGTTCTGTTCAATTAAATCAGAGTTTTTAGCCTTTAAGCCTTTAACATCCGCATCATGCGCCGCCTGTACTTTAGCGAGCATTTCATCATCTAAACCTAAGTCATCGAATACCATAATTTATTCCTGTCCGTTAATTTTCTTTGATTTTACCATAATACAGCACAATGACAAATATTGTCACATTGTGACTATTTATAATTCAGCCCTTTCAAAAACTGACGGCTCTAACCTTCGCATATCGGCAAGGGTCAGCGGCTTGAAGTTTTTACCCAAAGAAAGCTTAGCGAACTCCGTAGAGCTTAACCCGCCATTGCGTAACAGCGTGGCGCGTGTGTTTCCTATAGCTGCGTTTTGGAATGCTACAGGCTGCTTTTTAAGCCAATCATAATAGCCAAGGCTTGCGTCTACCTGCTTACCACCTTCTGCGCCTTTGGATGATCTTGTTGCGCCTTCGTCAAGGAAGTCAAACTCTTCGCTTAACACACTTGTTACTACTGACCGGCAATTCGGATGAATCGGAGGCAATGGCCCTTCGCCAATATCAAAGCGCCTACCATCTAAACTAGCGCATTGGTCGCTTGTGCGTGAATCTAACGTACTAACCCATTCATAGCCTTTAATCAAATCACTATTAGCTTTCATCGTTGCTTGCCTAGCCTGTGATGCCGCGTGCTGTACCGATGTTCTCACAATCGTAAACGCCGAGCGGTTGCTAATATCTAACACACCGTCACGATAGTTAAGCGCCTTAGTGCCGCGTATGCCTCGCACTATCTCAGCGTTGGTTTGGCCTTGATAAAAACCTTGCTGTATCGCAGAGGTTACCCGGGCCGTTTCTTTGCGAGACCAGTCACGCATATACGGCTCAATTAAAGGGTCGCCTGCGTAATCTTTTATCTGTAAGGGATTGAGTCGAACAGCTGCCAAGACTTGCTCAGCGGCCGGTACTGTGGCGCTGTAGCTGGCTACGACGGTATTATATGCTTTCGCCTCCATTTCTGACTGAGAAATAGCAATAGCACCTAGATCACCGTTAAGCTGCGCCACATATTCGTCGTAAATGTCTTTCTGTATGCGCTGAACATCCGTTAGTAATACGTTAAGACGCTTCTTAGTCGTGATCGTGTCGCCTTCGTCACCGATGCGGTTACGCACCTCACGCTCAATACGCTTTAAGAACGGCGCGAATTTCTTATGCTCGCCCGTCTTTAGCCGCTCAAGTAATACTTGATTGCGTACACTTATGGATGTTAGCTCGTCGGATGTTTTAGCCACTTAATGCACCGTAAATGAATCAATAATCTCACCCGTTATGAGTGAGTAGAAATATATCACTGTTCTTCGTTCGTTGTAGTAACAGTCGATGGGATCACCTCGTCAAATTGTGGCGCAGGCACTTGCTCATCCTGTATCTGCTCGTGCATTTCCTCAAGGTCGGTATCTTCGCTGATTATTTTACCCTTCTGCAAAGCGATACTCTTTTCCATTTCAGATATTGCGCCAGCTTGCCATGCGCCTACGATAGCAGTAACCTCTTGAGCGGTCAGCTTAGAATCAAAGAACTCACGGTTTAAAGCGGTAGCCAAGTCATCATAGGCAATGCCCATTAGCTTATGGCAATACTCAAACATTTTCATGTAAGCGTCTGCCACGTTAATAGATATTGATTCTAGCACTGATACGTCTGAACCATGCTTAATGCGAACAGCTTCGGCTGTTTCGGCTTGACCGCTTGCTGTGATTAGTTGAGCACCTAGTGCAACCATGCGTAATTCATCTTTAGCCATTAGATCGGAGGATAAGCTGTTGGGCGATGGTTGAGCGAAACCGTAAACGCCGCCTGTTCCCATGATATGCACAATATCGCTACCAACCTCAACAGCCTTACCTTTTTCTTCATCTCTTCGCTTATGGCTCAAATAGCCATCGTCAGCAATGTAAGGTTGCGCTGCCGATGTATCCCAAGAAGACACTCGAAGATTAGCGGACTCTTGATAATGCCCGATATTCGTATCCACCAAAACCTCAAGAGGCAATGGGTCGTAATCTGGATTGTTATTTACCGACCCAACAAATACAAACGGGATTCTATCCAGTGATTCACTGCCACCAGCAATAATAGGTATCTCTTCACTTGTCGCAGTCATAGCCTTGTCGTACATTTGCACAGTCACAACGTCATCATCAAGCCGATAAGCGCGGAAAACTTCCTCTTCTGTTCGATCTATCTTGTTGTCATTCCATACTGTCTTGTATTCACGCAAGATAAGCAGATCAAGCACTTTAGCGCCATCAACTACCGATTCGTGATAGTCAACGATATTTTCAGCTGAGTATTGTTTAATGCTTGCACGGTAACCGCGCCTTACTCGATCTAATGTGACTGATTCGCCCTTTTCATTTCTAGGCATATCAGCAAGCAAGCCATGACGACCCACTTGCGTTACATTCCACGAGACTAATTGCGCTTGGTGATCTAATGATAAGCCAGCACCATCAGCATCTTTTAGCAAGTAATCCATTCCGCCTGTAAATTCAGGCCAACGCGGGTCAGATCGAAACAATAAACCCATTAATCCCGATAACGTTCTTGCGGACGCATTGAATAAAACAGCACCGTTAATCATGCCCATGTTTTTGTTTTTATTATAATCACTTGTGTCTGATGGGTTAATTAGCCGCAGATAGCCAGTATTGCAGTTCAATAACACATTTTTTCTGGCTTCATTGGTAATGCCGATACGCGCTAGATCAACCTGCCTTAACCTAAACTGCCCATCTATGACATCACGTACTCGCTTATATCTCTGGCAGTATTCTATGTGCTTTTGATTGGTAATCATCGTAAATTCCTAAATGGTGCGGTAATAATATCGTTGTTGGTGCTTTCTGCCATAGCTAAATACCTGAACGCATCAGCGGCGTGCGATGCCCAATCATGCAACGGTCTATCGCGCCAGCATCCTAACTTATCGTTCCACTCTTTCCTGTAGCTTTCTAGGCATTTTACACCTTCCTCGGTCTTAACGCTATCAAAGGCACATTTACCCAATATCTCACGGGCAAGTTCAATACCTTCGTCAACAGACATTATGTCTAGCTTGTTGAAGTATATTTTGTAAAGCTCACCATCAATTTCTAGCCCATCTTGTGCAATCTCAATGCGTGACCTTGCATCACTGCCAAATTCTCTATGAGAGATATCATGCGGCGCATAATGCTCACCGTAATTGTACCCTTTATCTTTTAGCACTTTAAAATAATGCCTTAAACCTTCGCCGGAGTTTTCATAAAAATCTATGACGTGAATCATATTTCCTATTTTCTGGTAAAACCATATTGAAGTAGAGTCGCCAACACCCAAATCCCACGCGGTATGAACTGGAGCATCATTATCTGGCATATTTCCAATACGTTTGTCTTCGTATATTTTAGCGAATTGTTTGGAATAGTAAGCACCCTCAATAGACTGTTCAAAAGCTTCTTCTGGGGTAGACGGGTA